ATGGACGCCCCAAAAAGACCAGCCCAAACGGACTGGCACAAAGCTGACATCGTTGCCGCCTTATGGAAGCGCGGCACCAGCCTGCAGCGCCTGGCGCGCATCAACGGCTACGCCCACGGCAGCATCAATTTCGCGCTTCACAGGCCCTGGCCGAAGGCCGAGCGAATCATTGCCGGCGCCCTCGGCCTGCAGCCACAAAACATCTGGCCGTCACGCTACAACGAGAACGGCACCCCGAGGAGTGGTCGCGGCGATCGCGGCCTCGGGCGTCACAAGTCGAAGCATAGCGCAGCTACGACAGGCCGGAACGTCAAACTGCGAAAGGCGGCCTGACATGAACCGCCCGCGCGACATCCTTACCGGCAGCCTTTTCGACGCCGAACCGCAGCGCCCCGGAACGATGGGTTGTCGGATCGAGATCGCGGCCACGATGGCCGAAGCGCTTGAGCGCGCCCGCAAGCTGGGCACCACGCGCGAGCAGGTGGCCAGCCGCATGGCCTACCACCTGGGCGAGAAATTCTCGGTCGCCACCCTCAACGGCTACACCGCACCGTCGCATATAGAGCGCGACATCAGCCTGGTGCGGGCGATGGCCTTCGACGCTGCCGTCTGCGAGGACGTGCTGCTCGGGCTCTACGCAGAGAAGAGGGGAGACCGCAGGGTGATCACCGCCGACGAGGCGGCCTACATCGAGCTGGGCCACATCCATCAGGAGGAGAAGGATCTGGCCGAGCGCAAGCGCGCCCTGCAGGTCATCCTCAAAACCAAGGGTGGCCGGTCATGAGCAGAACGCACTTTTCGGCTGCCGAACTGGCATTCATGAAGCTACCCGGCCTGCCGGCCTCAGAGCAAAACATGCGCACCAGGGCTGAGCGCGAGGGCTGGGCTTACATCGAAAAACCGGCACGCGGCCGGCATGGCATTCGCCGTGAATTTCCTATCACCGCACTGCCTGACGAAGCCCGCCAGGCCCTCATCACCAATCTTCTGCACAACAACGATGTCTCCTCCTCTGCCGGTGGTAGTAGCCAGCCGGCGGTGGGGCTCCCTGTGGGCTTGAGCCAGCCTGCAGAGAGTCTTTCCGGCGGCGCGGGTTCCTCCCTTCCCGCGCCCGCCGGCCTTTCTATTCCCGCCCCGGCGCAGCTGAAGGATTGGCAGCGTCAGGTGGCCGGCGCGCGGAAGTCGCTGCTGGCCGAGATCGAGCGCATCGGCGCATCTGTCGGCACCGAGAGCGCGATCCGCAACATGGTGCGTCTGGCCGCCGAGGGCGGCCTGCCGGCGCACCTGCAGCGCCTGGTGTCGCTTGCCAACGCCAAGGCCGGCAAGGAGGGTAAGCGCACCCTGTCGCGGCGGTCGCTGTACCGATGGCTGGGCGACGCCAAGGCCGGCTTCGCCGCGCTCGCCCCGCGAGATGCCGAGAAGCTCGTCATCCCGGCATGGGCGCCCGCACTGATGAAACTGCGTGCCCGCCCACAGGGATCGAGCCTCTCCTGGTGCCTCGATCAAATGGGAGATGGCGCCCCCAGCTACAGCGCCGCGCGCCGCTTCATCGACAAGCTCGGCACCGTCACGAAAGAGCGCGGCCGGCGCCTGCCGCGCGAGTTGAAGACCATCCGGCCTTTCGTCCGGCGCGACACCAGCCACATGCTGCCCGGCGACTGTTACACCGCCGACGGTCACACCTTCGACGCCGAGGTTGCTCACCCAGCCCACGGTAAGCCCTTCCGGCCGGAGATCACCGGCGTGCTTGATGTGGCCACGCGCAAGTGCGTCGGCTGGTCGGCCGGACTCGCGGAATCAACCTGGGCGGTGATGGATGCCATGCGCCATGCCGTCGAAATCTGCGGCATCCCGGCGCTGTTTTACGTCGACAACGGCTCCGGCTACAAAAACGCCTGCCAGGCCGAGGAGGTCATCGGTTTCGCTGATCGCGTCGGCTACGAAATGACCCACTCGCTGCCCTACAACTCCCAGGCGCGCGGCATCATCGAGCGCGCCCATCAGACCATCTGGGTGCGCGCCGCCAAGGAACTGCCCACCTACATGGGCGCGGACATGGACCGCGAGGCGAAGCAAAAGGTTTTCAAGCTCACCCGCACCCACATCGCCACCGCCGGCAGCTCGCCGCTGCTCATGCCCTGGTCGGATTTCCTCTCCTGGTGCCAAGCCAAGGTCGACGCCTACAACGCCCGCCCGCACCGCAGCCTGCCGAAGATCCGCGACGACGCCACCGGCAAGCTGCGCCACATGTCCCCGAACGAAGCCTGGGACGCGGCGGCAGCCTCAGGCTGGGAGCCAGTCCTGCCGACGGCGCACGAGCGCGACGACCTCTTCCGGCCCTATCGCCTGGCCAAGGTCATTCGCGGCGAGGTGCGGCTCTTCAACAACCTCTATTTCAGCCCCGCGCTGGAGGAACACCACGGCGATCAGGTTCAGGTCGGATACGACATCCACGACGGCTCGCGCGTCTGGGTGCGCGACCTCGAAGGCCGGCTCATCTGCGTGGCGGAGTTCGAGGCCAACAAGCGCGCCTACTTCCCGCAGAGCGTCATCGATCGCGCCGCCGAGAAGCGCGCCCAGGCCCGCGAGCGGCGGCTCGAAACCCACCTGCAGGAGGTGCGCGACGAACTCGCCGCGCCGCTGCTCATCGAGCAGCAGGCGGCCGTCACCGTGCCGATACAGATGCCCGTCGGGCGAGACGAATTGCCGGTTTTCCGAAACGAAAGTACAGAAAACCGGAACGCCGATGCCGAAAACGTCGTCGCGCTCCCCTCGGCCGAAGCCCGCCCCCTCTTCGGCACCGACCCCGACAAGTACCGCTGGCTCATGGCGCACAAGGCTGCCTGGACGGACGACGACGGCGAATGGCTGTGGGAGTACGTCGCCTCAGAGGACTACGAGGCGCTGCTGCCGCGCTATGCCTTCCAGGGCCTGGCCTGGGGGCCGGACGACGACGCGCGGGTGAGGGCGAAGCGGAAGGATTTTGAAACGGCCGCACGGTAGTGACAGCTACCGCGCGACCTATTGAAGCATCAACTGCAAAGAGGAGTGTAAGCGTGAAAAAAGTTTTCGTCAAAACGGGCAACTTCGAAAAGTTCCAGGCGGCGATCCGCGCCGTCGAGGCGCGCGGCGCGCCGGAGGCCGGCTGGCTGCTGGTCGCCGGCGACCCGGCGCGCGGCAAGAGCACCATCGTCGACAAGTGGGCCGCGCAGACCGGCGCGATCTACCTGCGCGGCAAGGAACAGTGGACGCCGAGCTTCTTCCTCGCCGAGCTGGCCGGCCAGCTCAAGATCGACGACTCCCTGCGCGGCAAGGCGCGCTTCCAGGCCGTCATCACCCGCATCGGCGCGGAGCAGATGCCCGTCGTCGTCGACGAGGTGCAGCACGCCATGCGCGACAACGCCGCCGTGCTGGAGGTGCTGCGCGACATCACCGACCTCACCGAGACCATCGCCGTGCTGGTGGCCGGCGTCGACGACGTGATGCGGCGTCTCGCGCGGCCCAGCCTCAAGCAGATCGCCAGCCGCATTGCCCAGGTGGTCGAGTTCCAGCCGAACGACCTCGGCGACACCGCCCTGGTGTGCCAGCAGCTCGCCGACGTGGAGATCGCGCCCGACCTGGTCGCCGAGGTGCACCGCCAGTCGCGCGGCCTCATGCGGCCGATCTGCAACGCCATCGCCGGCATCGAGGCCCACGCCAACCGCAACAAGCTGCCGAAGGTCAAGCTCGCCGACCTCGCCGGCCAGGAGCTGTGCCACGACTGGCAGAGCCGGCGGCCGCAGCTGGTGAAGGTGGCGGCGGGAGGGCGGTGAGATGATGGCCTACGCATGGGCAACGGGCCGAATCGACTTCGGCCAGCGCACGCCGTCTGGCGCGCTGCCGATCGCCAAGGGGCCGGCGCGAAAGCTGCGCGGTGTGATCTGCGGCACGGCCAGGCTGTCCTATGACGGCAAGGTGTGGCTCGTCCCAGGCGTACCGGAAGCGCCGAATCCAGATGCTGCTGTCGATGCTTTGATTGCCTATTGCAAGGCAGTCAAATCCCGTCTGGAGGACCGTTAAATGGCCTGGACCGCCGAGCAGCTCTTAACGGCCGTCGGGCAAGCCTCGCTGCGCGAGTGCATCACCGAAGCGCGCATGGCCGAGATCACTGGCCTGACGCCCCTGCAGGTCGAGCACGCCGCGCTGAAACTGCGCAAGCACGGCTTCCTCCGCAAGACGGGGCAGGGCTGCCACAAGCTCACCGCAGCCGGCCGCGCCGCGCTCGCCGAAGGTCGCAAGGTCCGCTCCGGCCCGCGCGGCCCCGAGACCGGCCACCGCCGGCGCGATCCCGGCCTGCGCCAGCGCGTGTGGAACGCGCTGCGCAGCGGCAAGAAGCTCACCATCGACGACATCATCATGCGCGTTTGCGAGGGCGGCGAGCGCGATCCGCGCAGCAACATCCGCAAGTACCTCGTCGCCCTGGCGCGTGTCGGCTACGTGCGGCAGATGCCGGTGCGCGAGGCCGCGCTGAACCCCACCAGCAACGGCTGCGTGCGCTGGTGGCTGGTGCGGGACACCGGCCTGCAGGCGCCCGTCGCCAGGCCCAGCCGCGCCGCCCTGTGGGACGCCAACATCGAGGAGCAAATTCCCTTCGCCGACGAGATCTACCGTGCGCCGAAGACCACGCGCCAGGAGGCCGCATGTCTGTGACCTCTATGCCCGAGTGGCGCGTGCTGCTGGAGCGGGCTGTGGAGGCCACCAACAAGCAGGCCGTGGCCGACCGGCTCGGCGTCACGCGCACCGCCGTCTCCCTGGTGTGCTCGGACAAGTATCCGGCCAAGACGGACAAGTTCGCCGCCCGCGTCATGGACGTGCTCGGCCGCGAGCAGTGCCCCTACCTCTGCATCGAAATCACCCGAGAGCAGTGCCGCGAATTCCACAACCGCCGCGCGCCGATCAGCAGCCCCCGCGAGATGCGCCACTGGCGCGCCTGCCAGGGCTGCGAGATCGGCGCGCGGCTGAAAGGAGGTCAATCGTGAAAACCACCCGCACCGTGCCCACCCTCATGGACCGCATCCGCCTCGCCATCGGCCTGCGCTGGCGGTCTGCCCGTCCGAGCCCTGCGGATCTCCGCGAGGCGCTGCGCAATGCCGCTCTGGTGTTCGGCCTCATCGCCGCCTTCGGCATCGTCGGCCGGCTCGACCACGAAACCGAGCGCGCGATGGAGATGGAGGCGCGCGCCGTGCTGGTCGCCGGCCGCGCCGCCGTGGCCGACGACATGGAAGCCCGCTACCGCTTCGCCCGCAACCACGCCGAGCAGCTGGAGGACTACCTGGTGGCCTGCCTCAACGGCGACCGCGAGCTGGTGCTCGGCGGACAGCGCTGGGAGTGCAAGGCCCGGCCCGTCGGTCCCTACGTCCCGAAGGAGAACTGACATGAACGATTACCGTCCCCGTCCTGGCAGCGCCGCAGAGGCCGCCGTCGAATTCCTGCGCAAGAAAGGCGGCCCGGCGCGCAGCGGCGAGATCGCCGAGGCAATCGGCATCGAGACAAAGAACCTCACGGCATCGCTCTCCGCCGCCGTCGAGAATGGCGTGCTGGTGGCCTGCGATGTGCAGGCGCCTGGCGCACCACCGCAAAAGGAGTACCGTCTCTCCGGCGGCGGCAAGCCGATTCCCTGGCGCGAGCCGAAGCCAACGGCCCTCCCCCCCAGCCCCTCTCCCGCGAGCGGGAGAGGGGAGCGCTCCACGGCGGCCCAGGAAGCCGCCAAACCGGCCCGCAAGCCGCGCAAACCCGCGAAGCCGGCCAAGCCCCATCCGCGCGGCGCGGGCCGCCCCAAGGCTACCGCGCGGCTGCTGCGCGCCGCCGAGGAAGGGCAGCAGCGCAAGGCGGCGAAACGCCTGCCGGTGGCCGAGGTGCCCTGGAAGGCCGAGCAGCCGGCCGGCGGCTTCCGCTGCGGCATCTTCAACGACGGCGCCCTCTCGCTGGTCCTGCGCGACGGCGGCCGCGTCGAGCTGCCGCCGGACGACACCCGCGTCCTGTTCGACTATCTCGACAAGACCCTGCAGGTGGCCGCGTGATCCGTCCGCTCGAATCCTTCTCGGTCAGCCATCGCGGCCTGCGCCTGCGTGTGCGGTTGTACGCCTCGACGCGCCAGGTGCACCGCATCTATGGCGGCGGCGGGCGGCGTGGGGGGGGGCTGGAGACGCACGCCTTCTACCTTGCCAGCAAAAGTCAGTCTGCGCGACACGCCGGCCTCATCGCGCTGCCTGGCAACGGCCGTCTCATCGAGCTGGTGCCGCACGAGGTCACGCACGCCGTCATGGATAGGCTCGGTGAGGTGCGCAGCGACGACGACGAACGCCTGGCGCGCGCCATCGGCGTTTTGTCGGCCCGCATCATCACGCGACTGCGCCGCATCGGCTACGCCATATGAGCCTGCCCTCGATCCTCGATCAGGTCGTCGACGCCAACCGCGTCCTTCGGCGCGATCAGCGGCTGGCGCAACTGCGCTGGCGCATGGAGCGCCCCGGCGGCATCCCCGTCCGCCAGCGCATCCTGATCGCCCTGGGCGACGGCCGCGAGCACACCCTGGCCGAGATCCTCGATCGCGCGCCCGGCTGCCACCCCGGCAAGGTGAGCAGCCTGCTCAGTTACATGGTCGGCCAAGGGCGCATCGAGCGCCTCGGCGCGCAACGCCCGCACCGCTACCGCATCGCCTGAGAAAGGAGACGACATGCTCTGTCACAAGACGCAACTCCAGACCCTGCTCTCGCGCCACATCGGCCACGAGAACGGCATCACCGCCCAGGCCGTCGCCCAGCTCATAGACGTGCCGCCGCGCCAGGTGCGCCACCTCGTCACCGAGCTGCGCATGGACGGCGTGGCCGTCTGCGGCACGCCGCGCGACGGCTACTACATCGCTGCCAGCGGCGAAGAACTGGAGGCCACCTGCCAATTCCTGCGCGCCCGCGCCATGCATAGCCTGGTGCTGGAGTCGCGCCTGCGCAACGTCCCGCTGCCCGACCTCATCGGGCAAATGAAGCTGCCCACCTGAAAGGAAAGCCATGCAAGCACCCGTCACCCTCGCCGACATCCGCCAGGCCGCCCAGCGCCTGGCCAATCGCCACAACGACACGGCCGCCACAGCTGCGCTGCTCAACGCCGAAATCAAGGCCGCCATCGCTCCGATCCTGGAGAAATACCGGGCCACCATCGACATCTACGCCGTCGCCGAGGCCGAAGCCCGCGCCGCTCTCGACGCGATGCTGATGGATCGCCCCATCCTGTTCGTCAAACCGCGCAGCCTGGCTGTGGATGGCGTGCGTTGCGGCTACATGAAGGCGCCCGACACCCTCGCCTGGGACGACGAAGAAGCTGTCATCGCCCGCATCAAGTCCCTGCAGCCGGATCTCGTGCCGATCCTCGTGCGCAGCCGCGAAAGCCTCATCGTCGACGCCCTGTCCGGGCTCGACGCGAAGCAGCTCGTCGCCTTCGGCATCCGCACCGTCACCGGCGTCGACGCCCACTTCATCACGGTGGGCGACAACGACGCAGAAAAGCTCACAAAGCTCGTCGTCGCCGCAGCCGCCAGCCGCCAGGGCGAAGCCGAGACGGTGAAGGAGAAGAAGGGCAAGGCCAAGACCAGGCCCGCCGCAGAAGGAGTGAAGGCGTGAGCACACTCGTCAAACTCGACGCCACCGTGCGCTGCTCGATCAGCGCCTATCACGCCAGCATCCACACCGCGCGCGGCTCCAGCACCGGCGCAGCCGAAACCGCCGTGCGCCGCGCCGCCGAGAAATACGCCGCCGACGCCGGTCTCGAAGTGCGCATGATCGGCAAGGTGTCCGGCGGCCGTTGTCCCGTGGTCTTCGCGCGGAAGGAAAGCGCTGGCGACGCCGATACGCCTATGCCGACGCCAGAGGAGCTTGAAGCCGCCGGCCAGACGAGGCTGCTGCCGTGAAAAAAACCGAACAAATGACCGTCACCCTGCTCAGGTTCGACCTGGTCGCCCACCTGCACCGCCAGCGCGAATTTTCCGCGCGCACCTTCGGCCCCGGCGCCCGCACCGCCGGCGTGCTGGACCACATCCGCAAGGAGCTGGCCGAGATCGAGGCCAAGCCGGCCGACCTCACGGAGTGG